AGCGGAAGGAGGCTTCGGACCAGGATGCGGAGAATGCCAGGTATCTAAGGAGATGGTTCGGAAGAACGACGCGGCATGCACCGATTGGAGACAGAGAACCACGCCGACATCGGCGGACGACGATGAGAGAATCATCGAGAAGAAAAGCGTAGAGGATATGATTATGAAACAGGAAATGGAAGAGCTAAAAGTACAACTGTTAGAGGCACTACAAGCCAAGAACAGGGAGATAGAAGCTCACACCGACACACGGAAGGAACTAGCTGACGTCAGCGGTAAGTTGACGAGAAGCGAAAGAGAACGTGCTATCGCCGATAGCAAGGCAACCCGAATATCAGGCGAAAACGCCGGCTTGAAAGAGAAACTGGAAAAACTCAAGGACACAAAATCAACACTAGAAGTTGAAAACGCTGGATACGTCAAGGAACGCGACATGTATAAAGACGACGCTAAACGCTTCGAGGAAATGTATGACAAACTCAACGTAGCCTTCAAGGAAACCAAGGATGAACTAGGACGAACACTAACACAACTTAGCGACGCGAAAAACGATAGAGCATTAGCCGTCCAGAAATCCATCAACTCAGAAGGAGAGAAGGCAAGAGCAACCATCGAAGTAGCCGAACTCACAGAGAAACTGACTGACGTACATAGACAACTATTTGACAGCACAGCCGTCCGAGCATCCTCGGCGAAGCAGGTTCTCAAATACCAGCAGGAGAACACAAGGTTATCCGATGAAAACAAGAAGCTCATCGAGGAAATCCGCGACATGAAGCAGAAACTCAGCAAAGTACCAAAGCGCATCATAGTAAGGACAGGGTGACGTAAATGGCAGTATACGCAACAGAGGGCATGAGAGCCGTCCTGGTGCTAGACAGCGGCGTCGTAGCCCTCCTAACTGGAATCGACTTCAGCGGCGACAGAGCACAGACACCCTTCCGCCCAATGGGTAGTTACAACCCCATTCAGATACTGAAGGGACGCAGAAACTTCGAGGGAGCAGCCCGTAAAGCATACGTATGCGGTGAATGGCTTGGAACCTTCCTGACGAACTGCACCGAGTACAGGGCGACGATCTACCCATCTGGCACAGCTATGTGTGGTGGACGCGGCGGAACATGTGGAAGCTTCTCGGCAACCATAGCCATCAAACACTGGAATATCACGGGAATGGAAATGGAGTCGTCAGCGGCGATCATGACCGAAATCACGTTCGACGCTTACGCAGTTGCCCAACTTTAAGTCTCTAACTAAAACTTTTTAAATCCACCCGTTTTTTAGGGAGTAAAGATTGGATATGGGAGATAAAACTTAATGCCTTGGCCGAAAGGACGAAAACACTCTGATGAGGAGAAGTTAAAAATTTCGGCGTCCATTACTGGAAAAAAGAATCCTTTTTATGGACGAAAACATACTAAAGAATCTATAGCGAAAATGTCGAAATCTCATCTTGGAAATAAATCTCGTTTAGGTATGCCACATTTGGAATCATCAAAAAAGAAAATGTCCAAGGCACACGAGGGAAATATCCCTTGGAATAAAGGGAAAAACGGATATAAACTACATTATGAGGAATCAAAACAGAAGATTTCGGTTGCTACAAAAGGCGAGAACAATCCTAATTGGCAGGGCGGCATTAGTTATGAACCTTATGGTTCTGAGTTTAACGATGAATTGAAGCTCTTCATAAGAGAAAGAGATAATTTTAAATGTAAAATGTGTGATGAAAAAGAAAACGGTAATGCATTAGATGTTCATCACATAGACTATAACAAGAAGAATAATACCACCAATAATTTAGTTGCTTTATGCCATAGTTGCCATACTAAAACTGGATTTAACAGGAAACAATGGATAGAATATTTTAGGTTGTAGAATCACAGTCACGATAGCAGCCAAGCGTAAAGGTCCATTAAACACATAGGTGTCCCTTACCACGGCTGCGATGACCGCGTACAAGTGCCCTGCGCGCTATAAATTCGGCACTCGACAGACTAAAATCGGGTATGTTGTCGTAAAACCACGCCCAAATATCAAAGGTGATATAATGACCGACGAAGGAACCGAGTATGTGCTAGACACATCAGGCTTACAGAAGAGCATAGACGACAAATTTGCGGATATCTCAAAGAAAATCGAGGAAATGCTGACGCCAAAAGAAGAGGTTTCAAGCATCACTGAAAGCAAAATTGCACCAGAGGACACTGTGTTTGACTACCGTGTAGGAGTAGCGAAATGGCTAAACAACGAGATGGATTCCCGGCGTGCTTCTCTCAGAGAAGAGACCGGCAAATACGTCAAGTCTACACCAAGTACAAGCAAACTAGATAGTGAAAAAGCCCTCAAGGACATTTTCAGCATCAAGGAATCCCTCACAGACCACGGCAAAGCAACCGAATACGTCCTCAAGGGCAACAGTAAGCTCGTAGAGGCAATTGGCTCCGTAAACCCCGACTGCTGCATTCCAGAGGTATGGGCGGACGACGTGGAGAGAACCCACATCTACCCCGGCTCAGTCTTCTGGGGCGCATGGTTCTTAAGATGGGAACGTGGTATCCAGGGGCAGCCAGGCGATAAGGTCTGGATTTGCACTGTTGGAACCGCAGTTGCCACAACCATTGCAGCGGAGTGTACAGAGCCCACGACTACAGGTGCCACAATCTCATGTAAGAGCATAACCTTGACTGACTACGCTTGTGCATTCTATATGTGCAAGAACGACATCGAAAGCGTGCAGCCAGACCTCATCACAGAACTGAACGCCGGACTGGGTTCATGCCTGGAAAGGCAGATTGACAACTACTTCTTCGATGTTGCGAGGACTAACGGATGTACAGGTGGAACGTTGACCAGCTCAAGCGCCTTATCTGGAAGCTTAATCGCTGAAGGAATGGGCTCTATGAGAAACGGAAATCAGCGTAAGTGGAGAAAATTAATAAGCATATTTAAAAGAATACTCCATTTCGCTGACCGGAGCCTACGAACCAGTTGTACTGATTACGCACCCTGTGCCCATGTCAAGCCTGCTACAAGACTCAAACTTCGTCTACGCGTGCCGTTATGGCAACCGCGACGTTATCACCGGCGGAAGGGTGTTGGAATGGCTGAACCTCCAGATTCTCATGGTTCCCAAGGGGACTCTGAGCATTGGTTCGGGTTCATACGACAGCTTGCTGCTGGCGAAGAACGCGTTGGCTGCCGCGGTGAAGCACGGTCTCAGAATAGAGTCTGAGTATTCCGTGATTCAGCAAAGGCGGTACGTGTTGGCGACGATTAAGTTTGGTGGAACGTGTCTGCATCCTGATGGCATCTGGTGGATTAGAAGTACCGACGACTAATCCCCGTAGCCATCAATCAATAGTTTTCTCCTCCGCTTTTTAGGAGTAGAATTTATTTCAGGAGAATAATGAATTGGAGAAACAAGAACTAGCGAAACTTAAAGTATTATGGTGGGCGAACGCTGATTGGTGCGGTTGCTTCGACGTAGAGACAGAGGTTCTTACAGAAGACGGCTTCAAATTCTTTAAGGATCTTTTAATCGCTGATAAGGTAGCCACCCTAAATCCGTTAACTCACGTTTTAGAGTATCATCACCCAGAAGCGGTTATCAACCAACCTTACACCGGTTTGATGTACCGCCACATATCGAATCACATTGACTTGATGTGTACCCCAGACCACAAACTATTTGTTAGAAAGAAAGGTGGGGAATTCCAGTTAACCGAAGCAAAAGAGATCTTCGGGGATGATGGAACGGAACATTATTGTGGCGGGGCAACATGGATCGGGAAAGATGAAGAAACGATTTCCATTCCTCACATGACGTCAAAAAACGGTTTGGTGAAGGAAATTGGCAAAGTTGATACGAGCAACTTTGTAAAGTGGCTTGGATGGTATCTATGTGAAGGATCATATACCATTGGATCTAAGAGGGAGTATATAGTAGGATTAGCCCTGAATCACGAAGAAGCAGATGAAGTTTATGAGTTGTCAAAAGCAACGTTTCCCACGCTAACGTGGTTCAAAACACCGGAAAAACTGAAAGTAAACATTAGAACCTACTCAAAAGACCTTTATCATTACGTGGAGCCGCTCGGACGGTCGCATGATAAACACGTTCCTAAGAACATTAAGAATCTTACCCCTAAATATCTTGAACCACTGCTCAACTCTCTTTTAGCCGGCGACGGACGCATAGACGGCTCCAAATACTCTTTTTGTACGTGTTCACCTCAACTCAGAGATGACGTTATTGAAATAGCATTAAAACTAGGCGAAGCCGCAAGCTGCGTACTTCATCACCCCTCCGGCTCAATTCATAAAATGAGGATTGAAGACAGAGAAATAACATCAAACTATAATTCATGGCACGTCTCAATAATAAGAAAACGTAAAACACCGGGACCAATAAAAGGCAAATTCATCGAGAAATATATTCCGAACACGGATGGACGCGTCTATTGCGCCATAGTTCCACCAAACCATATAATGGTTGTAAGGCGAAACGGAAAAATCTATTTCAGCGGAAATACCGGCTATGGCGTTGGCACCCGTGGAGTTCTCAACCGGATCAAAGATAGGTTTGACACTCGTCTCCTATGCTTCTACGGATTGGAGGGTAAAGCATTCTATGTGAACGATTACCTGCGTTACCCGAAGCTATTCAGTCCAATGGGAGACGATGCTGCCGACCTCATCGTGAAGAATTGGAATCCTGACTGCATGATCACTTTCTTCGATATATGGATTGCTGAGATGCCTGATTTCCAGAACCGAGACTTCTTCCTTGACATTCATCAGAAGTGGATTCCGTGGATTCCAGTTGACCACGACCCATCGCCGGTGGGAATCACAAATCAGGCTCGAAAAGCATATCACCCCGTTGCCATGAGTCGCTTCGGTCAGAGGATGCTGAAGAACGAGGACATAGAGAGCACGCTTATTCCGCTTGGCGCGGACACCTCTGTTTTCCGGCCCGTGAAAGACATAGAGGAGAAGAGGGAGAATAGAGAGTACATGACTCCGCATTCAATACCGATGACCCCCGGCAACTCAGCGGAGTGGAACCCGGATGACTTCATCATAGGAGTCAACGCCGCCCCAAAAGACCCTGTCCGAAAGAACTTCGTCGGAATGTTCGACGCCTTCAAAATCTTCTTGGAGCAGAACCCTGACGCCCGTAAAGACGCTCGGATGCACTTGCACACTTGGAAGAACTTCCCAGGAGGATGGCCGCTTGGCTTCCTTGCGAAGGAGAGGGGCATAGATAGTCTGTGTCGTGTTACTCATCCCTATGCAATGTACTGTGGATTGAATGAGGATGCTATGGGGAAGATGACTCGTTCATGGGATGTATTATTCAACCTTGCAACTCGTGAGGGCTTCGGCATAGGAATCGCCGAGGCTAACGCCAGCGGTGTTCCGCCGATTGTGACGAACTTCACCAGTATGCCGGAGCTCGTTGAGGGGCATGGATGGGTTATCGACTACACGAAGCTGGAGCTTACGAACCTGTTAAGTTACGGTGCTGAAGCCGACGTATTCGATGCGGCGGATGCCTTGGAGGACGCTTACAACCATCCTGATAAGGTGAAGGCTTTGGGCGAGAAGGCTCGAACGTTTTCACTGGATTACGATTGGGAGGTTATCGCCCAGTTGTGGGTGCATCTACTAGAGGAGTTGAGTCCGGATTTGATCTGGACTCCGAGAGATAGGAGAAAAATAGTATGAGTAACCAAATATCATCTCTTCCAACGGGATGGAGTGAAGCATATTTACAGAGCACACGGAGATACTTGAATAACCCCAAGTTCTTTGAGAATGGACCCATACGTCTTTGTCTAGGCGGTCCCGAGTGTCCACAGTGGAGAAACACCCTTTGCATGGCTTCGAAATGTTTCTTTCGTTACCCGACGGATGAAGACCTCTTCGAGTGCATGGAGGTTCAGAGATGAGCACGATGGTAGGCGTTCCCGTCAAGAACGCAGCCTTATGGCTCCCTAAGTTCCTACAGGAATTAGAGAAGTTGGAGGATGTATCCCGTGTCGTGTTCATCTACGGGAAAAGCCAGGACCAGACGCTGGAAGTCTTGAAGTCGTGGTCCGAAGAAACTCGTCACGAAGTTGAAATCTACCTTGAGCCTCCTATGAAGGCGTTCACCGCCCACCAGATAGCACCCGTCTACGGCGAACTCCAGGAAATTATGACGGAGGGCGATGAAACTCACTTCCTGTTAATAGACAGCGACGTCATGCGGTTTCCACCAGACCTGATAACGCACTTGAAGGAACAGGGTAAAGACATCATAGCGCCCTATGTGTGGGAAGACGGGTTCGTGCCTGACAAGTTCTTCGACACCTACTGCTTCCGGTATCAGGGAGCCCGCTTTCACCCATTCAACCCGCCGAACCCAGGTAAGCCCTTCCAAGTGGACAGCGTCGGCACATGCTACCTAGCCACGAGAGCCGCCTTCGCTTTCACACCATACGGAGAGCGCCCCCACCGGAGTTTCTGCAAGCAGGCGATTGAAATGGGCTTCGAAGTGTGGGCTGACCCAACCATCAAGATATTCCACTTAGACGTTCAACGTCTCGGATTGCAGCGGGTTTACCCGGAAGCCGTTGAGGGTCTACCCCCCGATCCAACTCCGTTCATCAAGAAGGATGGAACTCTGGTTCCACTTGACCAGATGGGTTCAGACATGATTTACGCCCTCATCTGGAAGGAGGTGCATTAAATGAAGGCATTAATTACCGGCATAACTGGTTTTGTCGGAAGTCGGTTGGCTCGGGCACTCGTAGACAGAGGCGATGAAGTGTACGGCTTCGCCCGTAAGAGAGCCGATTTATCAATTCCGAAGCGACTTATTGAGCAGGGCATCGTCGGGAAGATAAAGCTTCTAGATGGAGACTTAACTGACCTCACCAGCCTCATCTCGGCAATTCACCGCTCGGAGCCGGATGTCGTGTTTCACCTCGGCGCTCAATCCTATGTGCCTCGTAGCTTCACGGACCCCATTGAAACATTTAGGGTGAACGGAACTGGAACCTACAACCTTCTTGAAGCAATTCGGTTGAAGGGGGCTAACCCTAAAATCGTGTTCGCCGGAAGCAGTGAGGAGTACGGTCTTCAGATAGCACATGAGAAACACCTTGAACTCTGCCAACTTGACGCCCGCTACGTTTTCCCTGAGCCCGAACGTGTGCCGGAACTTCCCATCAACGAGAAGAACTTCCTACGACCCCTGAGTCCCTACGCCGTCTCCAAGATATATGGCGACCACCTCATGAGGAACTATCACAGCGTCTACGGACTCAGAACAGTGGTAAGCAGAGGATTCAACCATGAAGGAGCTGGACGAGGCGACCACTTCGTCACCTCAATTATCACCCGTCAAGGCGTGGCACTGTCAAGCGGTGAACAGGATCACATAGACATCGGCAACGTCAACGCCTTCAGAGACTGGAGCCATGTTGAAGACATCGTGAAAGGCTACCTTCTCCTGGCGGAGCGTGGAAGAGATGGCGACGTCTACGTTCAAGGCTCAAAACGTTCTAACTCGGTTCTCACCTATATCATGTGGACGCTTGAAACCCTCGGCTACGAGTTGGGAACATTACGAACTGGAACCAAACTCAGATACGGAGAACCATCCGCTCCTGCACCTGATCCGTGGTACGGGATAGAATTCGAGAAGACGCACATGGACAACCTGCTACTCGGAGGACGTCTTGAGTTCACACCGGCGGACAAGGGACTTATCTTCGAAACTAATAAGGGTGACGTGAAAATCAACGTTGACCCATCCCGCTTCCGTCCTGCTGACGTACCCGTGTTATTCAGCGACACGTCTAAGATAGAGAAAATAGGGTTCAAAGTAGAGCACGGCGTCAAAGACATAATCTGGGAACAGATAAACTACTATCTCAACCCGGATAACCGGTGACTTCAATGAAGATAACTCCCGCCATAGACCTGGCGATGAGAGGCGGAGATAATCCAGACTCAGAAATAAACGACTTGGAACAGCAAATAGCACAGGGCGCCCTTCAACGCTTCGAGATGAACCCCGTCTTCTCAGAGAAGGGACTTAGATGGACGTATAACTGGACGCATTTCAACTCTCTTTGGATGAGTAAAGACCAGAAAATCATAGACCTGCTCTACCGTAAAGCCCCGTTTCCACAGTACCTTGAAGTCGAAACGACGACTACTTGCAACCTACGCTGTCGAATCTGCGAGCACACGTATTGGAATGAACCTAATGAGCATATGACATTTGACAGGTTCAAATACGTCGTTGACCAGTTCCCAGATTTGAAGTGGATAGGATTAACAGGTATCGGAGAATCGTGGACGAATCCGGACTTTGAGAAGATTCTTCGCTACGTGAAAAGTAAAGGCATATACGTTGAACTCTACGACAGCTTCTATTACACAGATGAGGAGAAAGCTAGGTTACAGGTGGAGCTTGGCGTTGAAAAAATATTCGTGTCACTGGACGCAGCCACCAAGGAAACATACGAGAAGATACGTGTAGGAAGCAACTGGGAACTTGTCACCGAAAACGTTAAGAAATTGGATAAATGGAAGAAACGGCTCCACAAGTATTTCCCTGAACTATGCTTTCACTTCATAGTTACGAAGGATAACCTCCATGAAGCCGTCGACTACCTCGACATGATTCGTGACCTCGGCGTAGACGTTCACTTTGCCCAGTACACAAGGATGCTCCACGACTTCCCAGAGGTACACGACCAATTCGTAGAAATAGAAGATGAAGTACAGCAAAATATCATAAAGCGAGGGCAGGAACTTGGAATACAAGTAGGATGGAACGCCACCGTCCCACAGATAAAACCTTCTGGCTCCACATGTCTAGCCTGGTGGATGCCTTTTGTTTTTTGTGATGGAACTGTTATCCCATGCTGCGCTTTAAACGAACAGAATGACCGGGAATGGCAGAGAGCGACGAGTCTCGGCAACGTCTTCGAGAAGCCGTTCCGTGAAATTTGGTGGGGCGACGAATACACGGAGATGAGGCGGGCACTGTACGCCGGTGAACCTCCACGTAACTGTGAAAGGTGTAGCATCTACGAGGTGAAGCAATGAACGTTCTGCTGATGAACCCGGAGTTCTACGTCTACGGTGGCGCTGAACGACTCATCGTGAAACTGGCTAACTACTTAACGGATAAAGGTGTGTCCAATACGTTACTCACACCAAACATTCCCCCTAGAATTAGGGAAGACTTCACGGAGACCAGAATAATTGAAACCGGCGACATACAGAACATGGCACCCATTCTTCATAGCATCATGCACCGATTCGACGTGATAAACCCACACAACGATCCGACTCAGGTTCTGGTGTTTCCACGTAAGAAGCCTTCAGTGTGGATGTGCAACGAGCCACCTATTCAACTATTAGCAGGGCAGGAACTACCTGAGTCTCAGAGAAATGTAGTTAGGCGACACATAGACATCCCCGTGGTGGCGGATGAATATAATCGGAATCGGTTTATAGACATCTACGGCGTGGAACCCCGAGTTAACCCATACGGTGTGGACTACAATTTCTTCGCCGATGGGAATCCAGAGACTGCCCGCGAGAAATATGGGTTAGATGACGCCTTCGTCGTTCTTCAAGTTGGCATGTTGACGTTCACGAAGAATCAGTTGAAAACGGTGTCCACGTTTAAGAAGTTCAAGAAGGTTGCCCCGGATGCTAAACTAGTGTTGGCTGGTTACAACAAGGGACCGTACTATGATAATGTGAAGAGGTTAATCACAGAGTCTGGGTTGAGGAAGGACATCATTGTGACTGGGGAGATCCCACAGGGGGATGTGCGTGACTTGTACTATGCTGCCGACGTTTTGTTTGCACCCATTATGGCACAGGGTGGCTGGCTAAGCACCTTTGAGGCACTGGCTACGGGTCTCCCCATTATTGTTTCGCCTCAGATGACGGCGTCTTCATTGATTATAGAGAATGAGTTGGGAGTTGTCACAGAGGATTACGTTGAGGAGTTGATGAACGTTTACCTGAATCGTTCTCGAAGCACGGAGACGCGGCGGTGGGTTAGGGAAAACCTGTCATGGGATAAGTTCTGTGGGAATATGCTGAGTTACTTCGAGGAGGTGGCCCCATGAGTATAGAAGTGCTGAGAGAAGAAATAATGATCCTTGAAAGACGGTTGTCTCAACTACATCAATTCGGACGCTTAGAGGAAGCGACGTTGATGCTTCAAGACATCTCTACCAAGAAGATATGGTTGAATCAACTGGAGATGGATATGATGCAGCGGGAACTGGACGTTTTATTATCTGAGCGAGAGGAATTGCCTAAGCCCAAGCGTAGACGTAGGACGAAGAAGGAATGAGGGTTCTAATTTCCGGCGGCTGCGGCTTTTTAGGGAGTCACGTTGCCGAATACTTCCGGTTGCAGGGTGATGAAGTCGTTGTACTGGACAATCTAGCTAGGCATGAACTGGCATTGACTGGTTTCGACTTGGAGGATTCCAGGGAACATAATTTGAAGTTCATCAAGGCTATTGGATGCGAGTTCATTAAGGACGACATTATATATCCAATCAATAAACTATATATGAAGGACGTAGACTATATAGTTCACTGTGCCGCACAACCGGCTATGACCCTAGCCATCCAGAATCCGCTCTTCGACTTGAAAACCAACGTGTTGGGAACCGCCAACGTCTTGGATGCAGCCAGTAAGCAGGATATACCGGTTGTGAACTGTTCCACCATTCATATTTATGGAAATCAGATTAACCAGAATCTACGGGAACTAGAAACACGGTTCACCAACACACCGGAGGCATTCGACGAAAACTATCCAATACTCAACGGCGACGTAACACCCCTCCACGCCTCGAAACGAGCCGCTGAACTCTACACCCAAGCCTACGCCGAAACATATGGATTACGTGCCGCAACCTTTCGCCTCACAGGAATGTACGGTCCCCGACAATTCGGTGGGATGGATCACGGGTGGGTAGCCAACTTCGCAATTAGAACACTCATGAAGCGTCCGATAACGCTGTTCGGTACAGGGAAGCAGGTTAGAGACATATTGTACGCTTCGGACGCCGCTAGAGCCTTTGACATGTGGTTTAGCAACGGGAAAACCGGTGTCTACAACATCGGAGGCGGATTGGAGAACGCCATCTCTCTTCAAGAATGCCTGCAACTCATAGCGGAAGTATCAGGTATAGAACAGGATATCAGTCTCGGAGAAGCACGTTTCGGAGACCTGTATTACTTCGTCTGTGATAGTGGGAAAGCACACAAGGATTTCGGGTGGAAGCCCGAGGTTTCAAACCATGAAGGCATCTATCACCTCGTTGAGTGGGTTAACACTAATAGAAGGTTGTTTGGTTGATGGGAATTATACCGGCAGCCGGAGAGGGTAAACGCCTTGGGTTAGGTGTGAAGGCGCTCGTCAAACTACGGGGTAGACATCTCATAGAGTACCCATTGGAGAACATGTACCGCGTCGGCATAAGAGACGCCGTGGTGATAGAGCATGAGGAGGGTGTATCTTCGGTTCTCGGAGATGTGTGCCGAGGGGTTCATCTTCAATACGTGGAGCAGGAGGAGCGTCTTGGAATCGCCCACGCCATCTCCCTAACGAAACCCATCATCAAGAAGCAGGACATGCTCATAATGCTCGGCGACATCATATACGTTGGTAGAGACTTGAAGGGAATGGTAGACCGCTTCACATGGGGAAACGAGGGGAACTACGCTTTATACGGTATGAAATACGTGAAGAATCAAAACTTGATTAAACACTCCTATGGGTTTGAGGCGAGACCTGGGGCGGCTTCGGTGAAGATAATTGAGAAGCCGAAGCGTGTGAAGCATCTTATGCCGTTTGTTGGTTTGGGGATATACGTGGCGAATAGACATCTGTTTGACTACATTGAGAAGACGCCTGTGAGTAAGCTTCGTAACGAAGTCGAAATAACGGACACGTTGAACTTGCTCTCCCATGACATCCGTACAAGCGCCCACATCTTAGAGGGTATGTACGCTAACATCAACACTCCTGAAGACCTGAAGGAAGTGGATGCCTATCTGAGTGCTCGGTCGGTACGCAATGTTTAGGACTATTGAAGACCAGATTAAATACTGGGAAAACATGTCCACCACAAGCGTTGGACCTCTTAGTGATTTGGATATAGGGCATCGAATAAGCGAGTTCGTAGACCGTCCAAAGGGAAGGGTGCTTGACTTCGGATGTGGTGTTGGAAGACTATATAGAGGGCTTCAACCATTCGACTACTACGTAGGAGTTGACATTTCAACTAGGTACCTTCAACTGTTTCGGGCAAGTCGCCCACATGTACCTTTGATATGCATTAAAGACTTCATAGTTCCCTTTATCCCAAACGACTTTGACACAATTATCTGTTACAGCGTGTTTACACACCTTCACAAAGAACACATAGAGAAACTACTACCACAGTTTCACCGGGTATTACGTCCAAAAGGGATCGCTTTAATTAGCATCTTTGAGAGTGGGGTTGTTGGTGTTTCACAAATTCATAATTGGATTACACATGAACGTAAATGGTTCTTGAAAACATGTGAACGATACGGCTTCACGAAGCTAAATGAAATAAACATACCTGAAGTTCACACTCACCAAACACTATTCATGTTGGAGAACAGGTAATGATTATATATACACTCTATTATTATGATAAACCATTCCTAGAAGCATGGCTCAACCACTACTGCCACATCCCATGCATCGACGAAATCCTGATACAGAACCAGAACTGGAGCCTAGAAGACTCACAGTACCTATACGAAACAGTTGCCAGATACATAGACTACTACGACGTGAAAATCGTGGTTCTCCCCAGCCAATTCGAGAAGATTCACCACTCCACAAAACGGGACCAGTTCAACCACTATGGACAACCAACAATTAGAAACAGAGTTCTACAATTCTTCAAAGACGCAACGTGGATAGAAGGAGCATTAGACGAAGCACTGTACGGCGATAGTTACCCAGACACAAATCGGAAACTCATGGAGTTCGAGGAAACCGCCTTGGAACGAGCGAAGGAAGACAAGGACACAGCCGGATACTTCCAACTCTTCAGCGTGATACCGGAATGCTTCCGCCCAGGCGGAGAACCAACTGTTCACTCCATAAACTGGAAGAACCGTATAGTTCACAACATTCACCCAGTCCGCCACACGGGGGCGCCAATTCACGACAATCGACTAGAACTTCAAACCGAGCAGGGATGGATTGGCTTCACGCCTCCAAGCGGGCATTACTCCGCTGGTGTAGATTGGAAGGAATGGGATGTGAAACTAAAGATAAAACTGCTTCATTACCATTCCCTCTTTCGACCTGAGATGAACACCGTAAAGTTCAGGGCGGTGGAACGTAAGGACATCCGAAACTGGGGGGAACACCCAAGACACTACGCGGAGAAAATGATGCCAGAATGACGCTTCCCAGAATACTCTTAATATCACCGTTTAGAAATGAAGAACACTCTGTACCCCATTACCTTGAAGCCCTCCGAAAACTAGACTACCCACCAGAACTCGTAGACGTTTACTGGCTGGAAAACGATTCAAGTGACAACACCCTTGCACTCCTCCGAGAAGCAGAGCACACCTTCACCTTCAACAGCTTGACACTTAACCCCGTGATGATACTTGGACCCGTAAAGAAGAGACCCGCGGGAGAATACTGGAAAGACCTCACCTATGGAGAACCACGAATAAGTGCATGGCTCTTCATCTGGAACAACATCTTCTTCCCGTTGATAAGGGAAAACACGCATGACTACGTGTTAATGTGGTATTCAGACGCCGTCGCTCCCCCTAACGTCATACACGAATACTTGAAAGTGGCTGAGAATTACCCCGCAGGATGGATTGGTGGAAGCCTGCCACGTCGTGAGCCTCGGCCCTTCATCATACGTTCCAAAGTGGAAAGTCCGTGGCCTATGAACATCGTGAACGCGAAGAAGCCGACTCGGTGCCAGTTGACGGGGCATGTCTGGTTGATGCCTCGTGAGGCAGCGGGAAAGTGTAGTTTATATCTTGAACCATTCGAGATTCATCTGTCCATAATTGAGGGATTGGAGAAGCAGGGATTGTACGTGTACTATCAACCATCGGTGTATCTGCCTCATGTTTCAACAGATGGAATAATTCACCACCCGGAGCCACCTTGGAAATGAAAGAAATAAAACTTAAGCATCTATGGCTTGAAACCACGAACCGGTGCAATGCTAACTGCATATTCTGCGCCCGTGAACACGCTTTACCACCATGTGACATGGACCTAGACTTGTTTAAAAGCATCATCGACCAGTGCCCGGAGGCGAAGGTAGTTCAGACTCAGGGATTCGGTGAGCCGTTGCTGTATCCTCACATCGTTGAAGCCGTGGAGTACGCCGCTAAGAAGCACGACGTCGTGTTCTACACGAATGGAGCCTTGCTCACCGAGGAACTATCTCAGGCGCTCCTAGACACTGGGATGTGGCGCCTAATATTCAGCGTCGACGACATGACGAAGGAGAAATATGAATACTTCCGTCCACCTTTGAAGTGGGACATTCTTTTGGAGAATGTGAACCGCTTCCAGCGGATGAGAACCAAGGGGGGATACAAGACGTTGACGACGGTTCGCATGTGTGAAACCAAGGAAAACCGCCCCTACATTAATCAGGCTAAGGATTTCTGGCGTAAGCGTGTTGACGTCGTAACGTCTGCTCCTGAAGTGGATATTCCGCCTCCTACGGAGCTTCGGGAGACGCCTTACGTTATTGGACGTCCAATATTAGACTGCCCGTTTCCATACAACTATCTTTCGGTGAAGAGCAACGGAGACATGGTGCTATGCTGCCGTGACTGGTTCCACATCTACACTTCGGGAAACCTTCATGACAATACCGTGAAGGAACTGTATTACGAGGGAAAAGAGTATGACCGGCTCAGGCAATCCCATAAAACCGGAAACAGAATGCCTTATCTCTGCCACATTTGCAAGACGAAAAGGGCTCCTCAGAGGTACAATCTATGACCGCTATACTATGCATTAAATACCGGAACGTGGAAACTGGCGTGGTGGACTCTAAAATCTACAACGTTATAGACGATCACGCTACCATAAATTCTAATTACCACTGTAAACAATACTTCGTAGCCGATCCCATAACCATCTTCAACGAAGTGGAAATAGTCTCCTATCGAGAAGCGTATCCAGAACTCGTGGATGCAGTTCATACCCCGGAAAAAGCCACGATGGATGAGAAAGACTTTTTCGCCGGCATAAAAGAGACGCTTAAGAAATATATAGAGGATACATGGAGTCCGTCGAAGCATCACGTCATACAGCACTCCTCTGGATTTGATAGTCGCATGATGACTTCAATCATCCGTGAAATCTACGGGGAACGTGGAGACGAGTGGTTGGGCGACGTATCCCTAGTGTGCTGGGGACATGAAAACGATTTGGCTGAGAAAATAGTTGCTGCGGAGGGATGGAACATAGAGAACTTTCATCCACTGCCAAAGGACGATGAATATTTCAAGTATGGGCTGGATTTTAGTTATGCGTGGAAGGGATTAAACGGCGTCTCAGGGTATCCCATAAACAATCCGGACTGGGGCTTCCGAATGCTTCAAATGAAAGATGTGATACCGAAGAATCCGGAACGAGTGCAGGTGTGGGCGGCGTCTTGGTTTAACGAGTTATTCAAGTCGCTGATAAGTGGGCAACCATTTGAGAATGTGTTCCTTGAATTCTTCTATAACTGCATTAACGCTCAACACGGCGCCGCATTTGACTTCGAGTTCGTACAGCCTCTGGTGAATCCAGAGACAATCGCCTTCGCGGTGAGTTCTAAGGTTTACCTTTCTGGAAACTCGGTTAACATTAGAGAAAGAATGATGAAGTATGTGTGTCCTAACTTATCCAAGTTTCCCAGATTGAATCACACGATAATTCCGGTGCCTCAAAACCATTTTCAGAGAACGGTGACGGATTACAACACATCGTGGTATGGAAAGACGAGAAAATTCAACGTGTCGGTTAACATGGCGTTGATGGCGTACAACCAGTGGTGGGCACAATGGTCGCTGGCATCACTCGTAGAGCATTTGGTAGACGTCGGCGTTGACGTGAAGTGATAGAAACAGAAGTAAGAGAAAACACGCTTCGATTTAAATGGACTTATGAGGTTCCATGCTTCAAAGGACACGAACTATGGATTAAATATGATGTTGACATCTCTAAGACTCCGAGACACGTCGCCAACTTCACCTTCGCCATGATAATGTTCGATACCTTCCTATACCAGAACTCTCCAATAATATTCGACGAGTTAACGCTAAAGGAAAAGAAGTGCATAGAGAACCACCTTAAAATGGCGTACTCCTCAAAAGGGTGTTGTGGAACAATCTACGACGATGTTTTAACTCTAAATGGAATTCCTCAAATCTACATGTTGAAAACGGCGGATGATGATCCTCCTGAAGAGGATGGCCCTGTATTGGTGTCTAACGGCTTCGGGAAGGACGCCTTGAACTCTCTTTCACTATCTACGGAGATGGGGTTCGAGACCAGGGGATTCACCGTTGGGGTTCACACATCTCAGAATGCTTGGACGGAACGCATGGAAGTAGCACGAAAACTAACCAACATTAAAGGAGTTGAACCAAACATAGTGTTAACCAACTTCTTTGACATACGACCCCATGAGTACATGGGAAAACCACTGATAAATGTTGGTTTCTACCCATACTTCTATGGACTCCCCCTTGCCTACGCATACGACTCCGACGTAATCCTCGGAGCAACTGAGATTCACAACTCCAAGTTTCACGCCGAAAAGATGGCACCTGCATGTGCGCCAGAATCCATATTCTCGGCGGACTACTTCACAAAAGCAACAGGTATTAAACTTTCCTCTCCTCTTCGTGCGGTGACAGAATACGGTTCCCAGAAACTGTTTTCAGAGAGATACCCGAAACTTAAACACCTTCAACGCTCCTGTGACCGCGGGGTGCCGTACTGTAATCACTGTTCGAAGTGTAGTAGAACCGCCCTGAACTTGACGGCGGATGGTCGAGACCCCACGGAAATCGGCTTGGTTCCCTACAAGGATAACCCACTGGATACATCATTCTATCATCGACATATAGGTGCTGATAGAGCCGTGAAGAAGAAACTACGTGGTGAACCTTATGAGACGTGGGTTGAGGGCGCCAACGAGAATGTGTTTAAACATATCTGGATGGGAAAAGAACTGAAAAACATTATAGGAGAACATTTGCCAATTTACGATTATGATCCGGGACTCGACGATGGAGGATATGTGCTTGCTCCATCCAAGTGGGGCGTACTGTTGAAACATGGATTAGTGTACTTCATGGAGCATCAATAATGTTATTAACTGAGGGGCAGAAACTCGTAGACGCATTCGTCGCTAAACACTTCACGAAGAACCAACTTACGTCATCCAGATTTGAACTGTTGAAATACTCAGTTGGACAGGCTAAACAGCCGGGTCTATTCCTTGAGTTCGGAGTCTGGAAAGGTGACTCACTGAAATACCTGGCATCAGTGAAACCTAATCAACGGTTCTATGGATTCGATTGTTTCACGGGGCTTCCAGAGTGGTGGAGTGACTTCTACCCCAAGGGTCATATGATGCTCGACGCCCCACCGTATGTACCCGGTGATGTTATCCTAGTCGAAGGATTATTTCAGGACACACTTGAACAATTCCTAGAGGAGCATCCCGAGAAAGTATCTTTCCTCCACTTGGACGCTGATCTCTACTCCTCGACGAAGTATGTGCTCTTCACCTTAGCCGACCACGACAGACTTCAGCCGGGAACCATCATAGAGTTTGATGAGGTGTTCTATCAGGACAGCCAACACACACTGCTTGATTCGGAGCATCGGGTTTACCTTGAATTCATGGATACCTTCGACGTTGACGTTCGGTGGCTTAGATACTTTCAGCACAGGGCAACTACTAGGGCATCCCTTATAATTGAGTGCTTCAATGGACGTAGAATGTAATGCATGGAACCTTAGTTGACTTCGCCAAATTCATTGAGCAGATAACAAGTCTCGCACCAGTTTACCCAGTTAGAGAATACGCTAGAGACGACGATAAGAAGATTCTCCTACGCCTGGACGTTGACCACCTTTTCGACAAAGCAGTTGAAATGGCTCAGATAATTCATGATGCAGGCGTCTCAGCGTCGTTCTACATGCTTCACACGGAAGTGTATTATCACCGCATAGACTTCTTTGGAAGATGCCGTCTGATACAGCGAATGGGGCATGAAATAGGACTTCATAACAACATAGTGGATGTATGTGAAATAAGTGGCGAAAACCCGGAAACAATGTTAATCCGTGAACTCAAGTATCTCCGAGATGGCGGATTAAAAGTCTCCAGTGTGGCAGCACATGGGACCAAGCTTACTCGTGAAATCGATCATAGAAACTATGAGATATTTGAAGGTTGCATACCGCCGTATGAAACGAAACCCATGAAAATTAGAACCCCGCTTCATGGGATCAAATTAGGAGACCACGGTTTAGTAGATACCGCATTCCTACCAATACCACCAGACTTCCTACTTGAAGACTCTCATGGAGACTGGCACATCTTGACAAAAGCCATTCACGACTTATGGAACCCCGTCTTCCCTAAACTCGCCAGAATTAGGGATGGAGCCTACGCCTTGAAGACGCTGATATCTAGACCAGACACGAAGACGGTTCAAGTGATAACTCATCCGTGGTGGTGGCGTGAGTGAATAAACTAACGATAATAGTTCACGGCAGAAGCGCCAGCACGTTGATGCTCAAACTCTTACAATCAACACACGAATTCACGTTGTGGGGCGGTTCACCAACTGATGAATGTGGCGTCTTCAGAAACCATCCAGAGACGTGGCACGAAGAAACAATACGCCGTGAATGGGGGAAGGTTGATAAATCTAAACCCGTGTTGGCAAAACTTCCCGCCTTCGCCTACTTCATCGAAGAGATGCTGACGCTGGAGCCAGACGTAATTGTGTTGGAGCGTCCAATCATGGACATCGTGAAGTCCTACGCCGCCGTGGGATGGATGACCGACGTTCTAGATAAACACAGGGAATGGGACATATTAGAGAAGGCATCAAAGAAGTATTCCGAATTGGGAGGAGTAAACACAGACGATCCATATCATCGACTCGCCGTCGTCTTCGCATGGAGTCACTGGAAGACACGTCGAGCCTTAGAACACTATCCACGGAAACTGTTTATCCATTACCGAGACTTCATGGAAGACCCATACGCCGTCATAGATAGACTTGAAGACTTCTTGGACATAGAGATTCATAGAGAGGAGTGGATTCACCTGATGAAAAACAGGCATCAGGCAACAGGGCGACCACCCATCTTAAACTACAGTGCCACCCTCAGCATCCAGATTCCGAAACTGTCTCCTAAAAGGATATGTGACGCAACACAGAGGTTTGGATGCCTTTGATAGCATCTGACGTCAAAGTTCCACGGGACGCACAAATCGGCTACGGCGTAATCCTTCACAGCGGAACACGCTTGGGCTCCCACGTCATAATCCGAGACTACACTATAATCGGTGGATTATCATTTAGCCTCAAGAAAGAAAGTCAGGGATGGGTGACGAAGCCCCACGCTGGAGGCGTAGTAATTGGAGACAACGTCACGATTAGCCAGCGTGTCACGGTTCACAAAGGATTCAGCGGAGACACGACGATAGGAAATGGCTCCATCATAAACACTCATAGCGTCATCGGACACGACGTTCACATAGGGAAACGGTGCCAGATAAACGCCGACGTCTACCTCGCCGGTCACGTCCACGTCGGAGACGACGTTGTGATTGAGCCAAGGGCAACGGTTCAACACAGGGTTACAATAGGAAACGGAGCTCACATAGGGATGGCGGCGTTAGTCATGAAGGACGTGGCACCCAATGAAGTGGTGCTTGGGCATCCGGCGATTCCCCAGAGAGACTATAGAAACATGAGGAAAACGATGAGGAGCCTTAAGCTTATTCCGTAGAAATGTAGAAAGTTCGTGGTTTAGACAGAAGAGTGAAAAACATGGCAGTGTACTGCGGAACGTTGGATATCTATTATTTGGGGGGACACATCCTATACCAGCAACTGGGCTTCGCCGCTGAGGCGACGTTCAACGCATGGTTAGAGGGCACCCTGATTCCAAAGGCTCAGGACATGATCGACAACTACGTTGGTCATAACTTCCGGGAAAACAGTGGAACCATCGACCTGGATGGCAATGGTAAGGAGGCATTATCCGTCACCCGTATTGGACATGTGAACGCTCTTCC